GGAGACAACTGCTTCTCATGGGCACAACCCAATCGCTAGATGAACAGATAGCAGCGTGGAAGGCCGCTGGTTCAGTAGGAGTAAACCCCGCTGATGCTTCTATGGTCAGGGGTTCCGCTGTATTCGCAAGGGGTGTTGTCAAGCACACAATAGGTCGGGCAGATGCAGCATGGAGTACGGGCCGGAACGTAGCCGCTAACGAGATGTGGAAAGCATTTGCTCCATTTGCAGAAAAAACAGGCAACCTTACAGATTTAGCCCGCATGACAAATCTTATGACGGGTATCTTATCCATGCAAAACCTGGGACATGGCGCGACCAAGCGAAGTTTGTTGAACTCATTAGGTTTCTTCTCGCCACGGTATACATTCGCCCAGTTTGCCTTGATTGGGCACATACTTAATCCAGGCAATTCCTACACTTCCAAGCAAGCACGGCAGATGATGCTAGGCATGATAGCTGCTAACACGACATTCTTCACCTTGGCGGCGATGGCACTGGGTCAACAGCCCAAAATCGACCCGCGTCCAAAGAGATTAGGTGGCGATGGTGCGGACCTGTGGACAATCGATATTGGCGGCCACCGTGTCGGGGTAGGCGGGCTTCTCTTCTCGCCGATGCGTATCATACTTGAAACCGGTGGGGCAGCCTGGGATGATCCGAACGCTTCCTCTGACATCTTCAAACCAGATATGACTAATCCAATCGTGCGTGCTTATCGAGGTAAATCAGCAGGCATCACCAGCCAGATGTGGGCGTTAATATCAGGACGTGACTATCTAGGCGACCCTGTGCGTGAAACCCCAGATGATGTGAAGGACTATCTGAAAACCGTCATGGCGCCGATATGGACCGAGGACCTTATCACTGAAGGCGGTGGCGCGTGGCCTACCGCTCTAGCTGACTTCCATGGACTAAGAGGGTTCCCCGAGAGTAAATGGTCATCTTACCATTTGATGTTGGAAGAAGCCCTTGGGAAGGACTGGAAAGACATTAGCAAATACGAAGAGCAAATCTTGCAGCAAACGATGCCTGATATTAAAGAAGCCTTCGAAGCAGCGAAGGCTGATAGCGCACGTCGCGGACGTAACGAAGGAGCCACTGAATACTTCGCTACCCTCGAAGGCCACAGAGTTCAAAGAGACACCGAATTAGACAGGGTTATGCAAGGTATCTTAGATGGGAAGTGGACCTGGGGTATTGACGTTCGGAAGTACCTACAGCGGGTCACTGCCGAGTACCGCGTCAAGAATAGCAGTCTGAAGAACGACCCACGATTCGCCGATACGGTAGCGGACTTCAAGAAAGACGAGCCTGAATTCCCTGAAGACAAGGCTTACCAGGAATACTGGGATATATGGTTTAACCCACAGTGGTATGAGGAAGACTCGTTAGGTGAAATCAACTTTGCCGGGCGTGACGCTGAGTTGCTGCGGTGGCGGGCCAAGCAAGCTGGTGCGGTGTTAGATAAGGTTGACACGCGAAATCAATATAGCAAGCAGACCGCACCGTTGCTATTACAGATGTACTGGTCTGGTCAAGAGGCTTTGCGGCCTTATTGGAATGTCAATCAGACCATAGTCGCTGACTTTGACGCTGAGGTTCAGGGGCTGTGGTATGGGTTCTTATCGGCCGACCGTATACAACAGCGAAAAATGGCACAGGTATACCCCATCATCAATCAAATATCAGCGATGCGAGATAACGAGCGTCAACGTATGAGGCTCGCCAACCCGCGTATCGACCTTGAACTGTTGCGGTGGGGATACACAAGCACGCCGGTAAGCAGCCTTGGATGGGAGTTCTATGAGTCGCTTGGGTCAGGCATGAACCCGGCAGCCCCAGCCATGCCGGACCCGTCCTTGCCGTTCTTTGACACCAGTGCCTACTCTAACGTTGATGAAGCGGTGGAGAAAGCGACACGCGAACAGGCCCGGTTCCGTGCCCCTGTGGCATAGGGATGACATAATTGACACAGAATCACCACTGTGTGAAAATCAGAGCGAATTGCTCTGTGACGACCCTAATAGGTAACTCACAAGGAGAGCATCATGGCAGATGAACAGGTTATCGCGGCGGCCACTCAGGATACGCCTGACATCCCGTCCCAATCTGAGACCCCACCCGAGGTAGCCCCCGAAGCGGGGGAAGTTACAGCTCCGGAAGTAGACTGGCAGGTTAAAGTCGCAGAGGCTGAACAGCGGGCCGAACGGGCTGAGAACAATCTTCGCGCCGAAAGAGGTCGAGCAACTAAACAGGTCGAGCGGGATAATTCCTTGTTCGAACTAGCCGACCGGATGGGTGCGATGGAACAGTCCAACATGGCCTTAGTCCGGGCTCTAAGCTCAGGCGACACCGAGCAGTTGCCAGGCCAACTAGCACAGATACAGAACGCATCTACAGGACGGTCGGCCGCCCGGTCCTACGAGGGCCGTTACACCACGCTTGCAGATGAGCTACAAAGTATCGTGCATGATGATGACGGTAACGAGATTGTCAGCCTGTTCGACTCACCGGAACTGGAAGCAGTCAGGCAACTCTGGTTGGCATCGCATAACAAGCAAGACCTTGCTGGTCTCTACGATGCACTCAACCAGGCACAACGGGTAGTCCGACGGATTGAACGGACGCGCTCACAAGACGAAGTTAGTGCTATACGCGACCAAGAGCGTGCAGCGGCCAAACGGCAGTTAGAAGAAGCTGGAGTCTACGACATGGACACAGGTGTCGCCGCGAGCGGAGCTGGGGTCCAAGACGATGACTTCCTTACATCATATGCAAGGAATCCAGAGCGGCATAACACGCCGGACGACCATCTGCGGGCTCGTCGCCTACTAGCCAATCTCTAGTTAGGAGGGCCACATCATGGCCGCAGGCGATACCATTACCCAGTCACTGGCTGACAGCCTTGATACCGTAGTCGCTTCTGCCAGGCAGGTGCGTGAACAAGAGGGGGTCATGCCCAACCTTGTTGATAAAGTAACTCTGGACGAAGGGACTGGAACAAGCTGGCGCGAAATCTCGATGGCCCAGCTTACCGCTCAAGCAATCACTGAAACCACGCGGTTGGACAACCCACAGCAGATGTCCGACACCGCGTTCGCCATCACCCCGACGGTCGTGGGTATCCAAACCCTCATCACTGACCGGGTGGCGGCCCGCGTCAACAAGAAGTCCTACGCTCAACTGGGCAGCCTTGCTCAGAACTCCATCCAACGGAAGAAGGATGAGGATGGCCTTGCAGTCATTGATGGTGCCAGCACGCAGCTTAATAGTGCTAACTCCGCCTTAGCTTCCGGCTTCATCGCCGCTGCTGTTTATCAAATCAGCAGCAACACCACTGAACCTGGGAACCCTCCGTTTCGGGCGGTCTTCCACGGCTTCAGCCTTAAAGACATCTGGGACGAGCTGACTGCCGCTGTCGATACAACGAACCGGGCAGACATCTCGGGCATCACCGCGAGGGTCTTCACTGAAGGGCTCCGGGGCAAGATTGCCGGATGTGAAATCTATGAAGACGGCAACCTGACCATCGACAGCGACGGCGACGCCAAAGGCGGCGTGTTCGCCCAGGAAGCCATCGTTCTCGTTCAAGGTCGTTCCCCACGCACCGCCACGATTCGGCGGGAAGACATCGGTGGCGGGGCCACAGTGGTTTACCTCTACGACGAGTATGCCTACGGCGAACGCTCCGCAGGTAACTGGCTCTTTGAGGTCATCGCCGACGCTACCGCGCCGACCAGCTAATGAATATCCGCCGCACCGTTTGGTCTGAGGCCCATGGCCCCATACCTAAAGGATGGGTGGTACATAATCTGAATGGGCAACCTGCGGATGTGCGGTTAGAGAATCTGGCCGCCGTCCCTAGGGATAACATCTTTCTGGCAACCGCACCCTACAGGGAGCGGATACGAAATTTAGAGCTAAAGCTCAAACAAATAGGTGAATACAATGGCTCAATCAGGTAACGGTAGAATCCGACTATTCAATGACTTCTTTAGTGTAGCGACCTTCTTGGCAATGACTGCTGACCCTGCATCCGCGTTCGCGTATCCATTTGGAGATTTCTATGGTGGTGGTGAAGGCATTGAGGATGGTGACGCTGGTTTCGCGCCGAGTTCGGCCGCGCCGCTCTCTGGTGCTATTTCGATTAACAGTGCCGATACCGATGCTGACACAGCCTTCATTGGCACACAGATTGGTTTTGACCTTGCTTTGATGGGGCCGATTACGCTAGAGGCTAGAGTCCAACTCCCTGACTTGGACACCAAAGAGATATTCTTTGGGCTAACTAGCATCCTTTCGACTGATGAGCAACTGCAAGACATCGTGATAAACGCATCATCCACCACCATTACTATGCCAGCAGACCTTGTTGGGTTTTACTGGAGTGACGAACTCAGTGATGATGAGGACTGGCACGCCATTTACAGCGGCGGGACTGCTTCTGCCTCGACCACTACCACTGACGTTAACTTAGGCGATGATGCAGTAGCTGGTGAGTGGCAGGTACTTCGTTTGGAAGTAATGTCTAACGGCACGGCTGAGTGGTACATAGATGGTGTACTGAAAAAGACTGTCGAGGGCGCGGCTTCGACAACTACTAATGTGGCTGTATGCCTTGCCGCTGCCGCTAATACTACTCAGATGGCTATCATCGAATGTGACTATCTGACGGTCGAGGCCAACCGCGACTGGACTGTCTAGGTAGACTAACCCTTATCAAGTGCCGCCTTGCGGCTGAGGGTATATGACAACACGAAGAGGCTTTAGATACGACC